CCGTTTCAATATCCACTTCACCGAACACGGTTGACGCTGTAAATTCGACGGCCATAGTTCTTTTATTAACCTGGCTGATTTTGAAGTTATAAACGTCCGTAATTCGCCGGTCTTCCAAAAGCGCTTCCCGAATAATTCTTTTGATTTCACTTGCTATCACCTGATAGCTTTTGCCTGCGATTGAATTCATTTCAATTCCATAATTCCAGGAATATATCAGGTACTGGAAGCGCTCTGTCTGAATTATTTTAAGAATTGCCTGCTTCATGGCGTCGGTCCCGTCAACAAACCCGCCGACGCGTCCGGTTGCAAAGTTTATTTTGTAGGTCCTGGACGTCATGTCTTTTTGTTCGATAACTTCGACGTCCTGGCCGATTGTGATCGGTGCCGCGTTCGGTATCAATGCCATAAGATCACACCCTTCCCAGGACAAGAAATTCCTGTCCGCCTTGATTTCTCAATAAAACGACCTTATCACCGACAGCAAGACCGTTATAGACTTCCTGTGTAGTCTGTAAAGCCTGGACGTCATGGCTGTGGTTACTGGCCGTTTCCGTGCTGTGCCGTGGGACAGTGTGTTTATGCGTCTGGTACTCTCCGGCCCTGAACTGCTTCATTAAGACGATCTGTTTTTCTCCGATATTGAACCGGTTATCGACACGGATCACAAGCGGGCTGGTTGAAGTAACCGTCCCAAATAAAAAAGCCGCCGGAACTCCGGCCTGGCCGGTTTGCTCTGCGACCTTTTTCATAGTGTCCAATATTCCCATATCACACCACCTTTAATTTAAGGGACATGGTCCCCTTTAGTAGATCGTGGCTGGCTTCGTCGATAATAAAGAACTGTTTAACGCCGATTTCGGAAATACCGATAAACACGGCGCGGCCGGCGCGAACCGAAAGGTCAGAAATGGCGCTGACCTCGAACGTCCGTTTGGGCCGATTATAAAGTTCAATCATCTTGTCACCGCGTTCTTTAATCTGTGCTTCGTTAAGGTTTTCGTCCACCTTCTCAAAGTTTTGAAGGATACCCCAGAGCTTCATATTGTTTGAATCCTGGAAGATATAAACGTCGCGCTTGCCGGTTTCTTTATTATCTCTGACCAGCTTAATTTTGTTATAAGTTTCGGAATCAATATCCGACGAATAAGTGTAACCTGTCGCCAGGCTTGAATCCCCGATATAAAGGTCCAGCTTCGATTCCGCGACATCTGATATTCGAAGGCTCCCGAAGTCGTCCCAAAGATAGAACATTTTGCCGGTATTGATTAGCGTCAGGTCCAGGGCCTTCAGAATGATGTCAAAAAGGGTCTGGTTATCTTCTACCAGGGAAGGAATAACATAGCCGGTATTAGCCAGTTTTCCGGTCTTAATCTGAAAGTCAGCCGCAATTTTGGCCGCGATTTCGTCTGCCCGCTTCCCTTCGAAGACGTAAGTATCTTTATTCTTCAAATACCTTGTCTGGTCGTAGGCTGTGACTGATATTTCGCCTTTATGGGACTGGGATAGCTTGAAAACATAGCCGTAAAATAAGCCGGTGTTTTCTTCTTTAAGCGTAACTATCCCGCCATGATCCCAGACAACGTCTTCGTCGGCAATAACCGTCAATTCTAAAGAAGCAGGGGAACCGGCCCGCTTCGTTGACCATTTCGCCGAAGACACCAGGGAAGTAATATCATGGGCGGCCCCAGTCTTAATATTCTGGTAATAAATGCTGATCATGGTATTGTAAACACCTGACCTGGATAAATAGTGTACTTCGGATTTCCGGTTCCTTTATTGCGGCCGTCAATGATCGCCTTATTGGCGTTGTATATCTCTGGATAACGGCTTCCGTCCCCATAATATTTTTTAGCGATCGCCCAAAGGCTGTCACCCCTTGCCACTGTATGGGTTTTTGCTGGTGGCGGGGTTCCAGGACGCGCCGGTTCTTTAGCCTGGACCGATTTCACGGCGACGGCCTGGACAGGGGGAAGAATTATTCGTTTCGGCGAATAATCTTTCCATTCGACAAGTTTAATTGAATAATAGATGTCGCCGACTTCTCCGGCCCGTTCGTCGTATTCGAAAGATTCGATCCCGAAACGGATATTTATATCCAGGTCTGTTCCAACCAGTATAAAGCGGATAGGGGAAGGCGTATCGCGCGAATTTTCGATTGCTCTAACTATGTCAATCGGTTCCCTAATTGTGCCGGTAACATAAGGCGCGTTATTTACAGGGAAAAACGATTCCCAGGCCACTTCACGAAGGCCCTTTTTCCGCAGGATATAGATTTCGCCAAGTTCTAAAACCGTGGTTCTTTCGTTCTTCCCAGCGGCCTTTACAGTCAGTTTTTCAGGAAGGACGGGAATAGAAATTTCCCGCCCTTCGATAATCAAAGCCATTTTATAAGACATTAAGCATACACCCCTTCCGCCGCCGCGTAGAATTCATCTTCCAGCTTCGTTTCAATTCTGTTGATAACTTCGTCGACGTCGACCTTTTCGCTGATCTTCGCGTCAACGGCGACAGTAGGCGTCAGGGTTACAAAGTTTTGGACATAGCGCATTTCGGCCACGTCGCGAAGGAATTTAAGGTCTTCTTCGGCGATATTGACGTCTTCTTTGATTTTACCGACTTCGCCGACGGTGCCGACGCTGTCAATGTCGCCGGTGCCGACGCTGTCAATGTCGCCGGTGCCGACGCTGTCAATGTCGCCGGTGAACTTACCTATTAGGTCAGCGCTTTCGGCCGCCTTTTTATTTGCGGCTTCAGCTTTTGCGGTTGCGATTTCTGCCTGGCGCTGTGCCGTTGCCGCTCTGGCGTCGGTCTTCATCTGGTTAAGTTTTGCGTCACGTTCGGCAATCTTACTTTCTATCTGGGACCTGTAGTCTTCCAGGCCCTGCGCCCTGGCCTGTTTAGCGGCTTCATTTTCAAGCTGGGCCGTAGTACCGAAGGTTACTTCCTGGATAAGGTCAATACTGACACCAGGGATTTTATTCAGCGCGGATATGAACCCGTTTATAATGCTGATCGCTCCATTAACCATATTCTGAAGGATCATCAGGACGTTTGCTTTCATGTCGCCCATGAAGTTAGCAATATTCACGCCGGCGGTCATAAAGGCAAGCTGTAGCTTATTCAACATATCCATTACCCAGTAAACGCCGGTCATAAAGCCGATCTGGACCCAATCCCAGGCAGTTAAAAGGGCATTGCAGACAATCAACCAGGCAATGCGCAGGCCGCCAACAGATTCAACCCATTTATAGATCAGGCCGATTACGACGCCGATCGCAATTGCAATCCATAGAATGGGGTTGGTCAACATGGAAGCAAGAAGCGCCCTGTTTGCGGCCACTTGAAGCCATGTGACAGCGGTCCATATCGTCGTTATAACGACATAGGCGCCGACAGCCGCAACCAAACCCCAGAATATCGGTTCTATGGTGGACCAGTTATCATAAATAAACTGGGCGCCTTGTCCGATCATCTGGATAACCGGCTGGAAGGTTTGAAGCATGGTGTTTGCGACAATAGTCCCGACCTGTGAAAAGGTCATAGGCATTTCAGCGAATCTTTTGTTCGTTTCTTCCGCGGCCGCGAACATGGCTTTTTTGATTATGTCGGCAGTAATTAAGCCTTCGGAAGATAGTTCGCGTAATTCACCAGTAGTCTTGCCCATATAGTCAGCTATAGCCTGGGCCAGAAGCGGCGCGTTTTCCATAATGGACCGGAACTCGTCGCCCTGTAGCCGGCCGGCCGCCATAGCCTGGGTTAACTGATACATGGCCGCGGTCTGCTCCTGTATGCTGGCCCCGCCAATGACGAAGTTTTTATTCATCAGTTCGACGAAGGCGATCATTTCTTCATTACTGGAAAAGGCGCTTCCGGCCAGTGTACCCAGTTTCGCGACGGCGTCGGCCATAGCGTTATAAGATGTTCTGGACCGGTTCGCGGCCGCCAGGATTTTATCCTGTAATTGCGCTGTGGTCTGTAGGCCATCATTGATAAGGTTTAAGCGCGCTTCCGTCAGCGTCATAGTGTCAGCCAGGGTTATAATTTTTTGAATACTAAACGCCGCGGCGGCCGTCTTTAATAGGCTTGATATTCGCCCCCAGACGGATTCGACTTTCCTTGCTCCTTCCCGCGTGCGTTCCTGCTGTTCATTAAAGAAGATTATGTTCTGGGTTGCGATATTGATAGAAGACGCGCCCCGTTCAAAGCCGGCCCCTGGATCAACCTGTTCACTTAATCTGTCCGTGACTTCAAGTGCCTTGTTGGTCCGTGCCACAGCGGCCGTGATCTTATTAAGTGCGCTGGTCATTCTATCCTGGATCGATAAACTGGTAGATACACCGGCCACTATGGATCACCGTCCTTTCTTGCTTAATTTTTTAGCTTTAGCGGCTTCCTTCTTTTCTTTCTCGATCTGTAGGTCAATGGAAGCATAAATAAAGGCCCGTTCGCGAAGCGACAGGCTGAATAGTGTACTGGGTAGAATTTTTAAGCGGTGGAGGGCGTAATGCGCGTAAACCGATTCGCCGTCGGCTTCGTCAGCATTGCCGCCCCCCGTTATTAGTTTTTTGCTTCTTCCTTCAGTTCGTTAATATCGGCTGTGAAGCCGTTAATCTCCTGAATAGCAAGAAGCAAGTCCGTATATTGACCAGGATTAAGGATTTTGTCGATCAGGTCTTCGGCGCCCATAACCCCATATTTAGACTGAAGTTCAGCGTCTTTGAAGTTCGGGTCCACACAGCAGGCGATAATCAGACGGTTGTTGTAAAGGTCCCTGTCGACTTCAACCTGTTTCTGGTGCGTTTTCTTGTCAAATATGATCTTCTGACAGCTTCTGCGGATTGCCTTGTTTTCGCCTTCCGTGATAGACCTGATCACGAAGGGGAAGGGGAACGGTTTTATTTCGACTTCCGCCGTGGTGGTCGGTTCCACTTCCTGTTCCATAAGAAATTCCTGTAGTTTGCCCATAAGCGGTTAACCTCCTTTAATAGTTAAAATTTAGTGAATGGCGTCA